TTCTTAGAAAATCCTTATACGAAGCCATTGGATAGCGTCGCGTAATAAAGAAGGCAATTATATATGTGTTATATGAAAATGGTGAATAGTACGGTTTTTGTGAAAGAGCGTTTGGAGGCGTACACACACAAGGTCGAAAAGCACGCGATCGCATTTTACAAACAGGGTATTCGAAGCATTTTCGACCATGTCAAAAAAAACAATACCAAGAAGAACATGTTGCTATTAGAATTCCAACATGCCTTGCGAAATATCTCTAAATGGTCACTTGACGTCAAGAACCATGAATGGGCGAGATTTTGCGAGGTATGTCCTGTGAAAACATTGAAAACATTGCTCGAGCTAAAAACATTAGTGATAAAGGGATTCAGTGCACCGTGTGATATTTCCGGGGAGAACTTGATTTATGAATGCTATTTGAACATCGCTCGCGAGCTATGGAAGAACCCATACATCGTATATGATGCTGGTTTGTCTGCCATCGAACGGAACGAAAAGAATCGGCTTTTTGAAAAGTTGATCAGACGGTGTTTTGGAACGACGCTTCTCGATGTAGTGAGCCGCATCGCAGACGAAGACACTGATGACGAAGCTGGTGTTGATTCCAAGGCTTCCTCCGAAGGAGCCGCCGATGAAGCCGCCGACGCCGATGACGCTGTGGTCGAAGAAGCCGCCGCCGATGACGCTGTGGTCGAGGAAGCCGCCGCCGATGACGCTGTGGTCGAGGAAGACACAGACGGTGAAGACCTTGTCGAGGTTTCCGCCGCCGATGAAGTTGTGGTCGAGGCTTACGGCGATTCAGAGGAGTCTGACGATGAAGAAGTTGTTAACGCGGTGGGTGTCGACTCTTCCGATTCCGAAAGCGCCCCAGTCGTCCCTTCGCATCACAAAGATACTGACTCTGAATTTGACATCCGTGTCCCCATAAACACCCCAAAAGAGATCAAACGCATCGTCATACCACAACAAATGTCACTGCTGGAGAAGAAGAAACTTATCAAAGAAAGGCTCTTAGCGAAACGCATAAAACAAAAAGACTCGTTCTTTTGAGTGCAATAAATTTATCCGCCATTATATAACGATGTTGCTACAGGCTTGTATTTTGTCCCTAGTCATCGCCGTGTTAATTGCTGTAACGCATAGATCACCCTCTAATGAGGGCGGAGGTGGAGGCGGAGGAGCCGTCGGTCTTGCGGTAAAATCGTTCATCATCTCGTTTTTGGTGATATATTTTGGCGTTCCCTACTTGATACCCGCAGTCGCTTCTCATGTTGGGGGTGGACAAGTCATCGAAATGGGAGACCCTGATTTTTGATCTTCGATAAATATAAATATGGTTCACATCGTTTTTACGAATCCTTATTATAGCACAGGGATTGCCATCATATTGTCTTTGTTGTTAGCATTTGCTCATAAGATAGAGCAAGGGCGATCGAAAATCATTCTCGTCGCTCTTATGCTATTGACGGCCCTTTTTCTCGTTAATACTCAAGAAGACTTTGGACTCCTTCTTTTGCTCGTAGCTTTGATAGCCGTTGTATTTGCGGCGGTAGAAAAACCATGAAGAAATCTCTTGATATTATATCATAATGAAAGAAATCGATCTTAAAAAATTCGATATCACGAGGTGTACAGACGATAGCGTGATAGTCGCTTTAGGGAAGCGGAAATCAGGCAAGTCATATCTCATTAAAGACATCATGTATTATCACCGCGATATCCCCGTAGGAACCGTTATTTCAGGGACCGAGTCTGCGAATGCCTTTTATTCAGATATGGTACCCAAACTCTTTATTCATGGTGAATACAAACCAGAGATCGTCGACAACATATTGAAACGTCAGACCGTGTTGACAAAAAAAGCGAAGAAAGAGGAGCGGTTGTACGGAAAAACGAGTCTCGATCCCAGGGCGTTTCTGATCATGGATGACTGTCTTCATGATAATTGTTTCAAACGTGATAAGAACATTCGGTATATCTTCATGAATGGACGGCATCAAAAGATCATGTTCATACTGCCAATGCAGTATCCACTAGGAGTGCCTCCCGATTTACGTACGAATGTCGACTTTACTTTCATCTTTCGCGAGAATAATTATGGAAATCGGAAACGAATTTTCGAGAATTATGCGAGCATCTTTCCTACGTTTGAGTTTTTCAATATCGTCATGGATTACGTCACAGAAGGTTATGGGTGTCTTGTGATCGATAATACAACCCGTTCGAATAAGCTAGAAGAAAACGTATTCTGGTATGAAGCTGAAATGCACGAGCCATACACGTTGGGCAACAAGATGTTTTGGCAAGCTCATAATCAGAACTATGTTTCCGATGACGATGATGAAGAATTCGATAAGACGTTTGATATCACCAAAATCGCTAATAAAAAGAAACTGAACCTCCATGTCAATAGGGTTCTCTAGCTAGGATAAGCACGCACATGTGACCATTTCGTGCAGATCCATTTTTGTCCACTGGTCACTGGATTAGCACGGTGTTTTGACTCTGAGATGATGCGTTCTTCCTCGTCCGTATTCCAAAAGAGAATCGCAGTGCCTTTTTTGGGTTTGATGTGAACGCCGATATCTACAAAGACCGTCTCACCACCTGTAAAATCATCGTTCAGGTATACCAAGAGCGTGGACCGCCGTTGTCCCGCACCATTATTCATTTTATTACAATATTCGACATCATCGAATACACATGCATCAAAGTGTTCGTTGAATTTGCCGCCACTTTCATAAAAAGCAACTTGTGACATCTCCTGGTTGCATTTAGGAATACCGGTAAGCTGTTCCGATATGACGGCGAGTTTATGACAGACGGGGTGTTCGCTATCCCTTAGCCACGATGTTTTGCTCGTTCTATAGTCGTTATTGACGGATGTGCCTGTTGACGCACCATAGTCGAGTACATCGCTTTCGGATAGTCCTTTTTTGGATGCATATGCGATGATATCATCACACTCGGTGGCTGTGAGAAGTTGTGGGTATTCATAGATCACATAGCCATTTTTCTCGTGTCTGATGGCGTTTCGTTTATCACCGAGTGAATACCGCATTTGCATGTCTGGGGCGGGGGCAGGCGCGCTAGGCGCTAGTGTGCGGTGGTAGCTACTGATAAAATATACTGCGATTGCAACAACGGTGATCACAGTAACTGCAATAAGAATTCGGCGCATTTTACATTCAATCGACATAATATTATATTTTCAACGAGCGCCGGTTGCTCCGACATCTCGCAATGGGTTGGCAAGCGTCACGTTTCGCTCGAACCAAGGCGATTCCTTTTGAAACATGTTCTTAAAGTTGCTCGCAACCATGGGGTTCTCCGCCAACTGTTCTTCATAAAACGTCCTTGGAATGAAACGATATTCTATACGTACGTTGTCCGATAGGGTTTTGTATTTTTGCTCATATATACCGTGAATGAGCAGGATAATACCAAGAAAGAACAAGAACAAGATAAAGGTCTTCATTATTTTCTATTCACAAAAATAAACTCACGGTTCTGGCTCCCCTGACGGTGTTTCCCCTACCGGGGTCTCTTCCGTTTTTTGTTGCATCCATGGGTCCTCACCTAGATCTGCTGGTGGTTCTTCTTTCGTGACATCAGAGATCTGTACCTGTTTCCGCTTTAGAGCAGCGAGCTCATCCTTACGCTTATGATAAAACTCGTCTTTCTTCATTTGGTTCTCTTTGTAGCCCTTCATGAGGGTATTCAGTTCTGTTTCCGCATACTCTTGTTTCTGGATGTCATCGGGGTTCGGGCTCCAAGGACACCAACAGCCCACTTCGGCCACGTAAACATGAAAACGATCATCCATACGCTTTAGGACTTGAGCACGAACTTCGGCCTCCTTGAGAGTCTCGAACGTACCACGCACTTTAATTCCACGAATCGTCGTTTGAAAGTTGTTCTCTTCCAGATACTCTTTTTCGAGCTTTTCGCCGTTCTTTCCAACGAAAAAGTCGTATTCTTCGGTGATCGTGTTCACATCGAACACATACGGATATCGTTCTTTGATGTTTCGAATGATATCGGCTTCTTCATGATATTTCAGCTCAAGGTTCGTAAAAAACTCTTGCATTTCTCCTGCAAAGAACTTCAAGAACTGTCCAAACATAAAGTCGTGCTTTCGCTTGATGACATCATCCGGTGAGATGAAAGAAAGACAAACATAGTTCTGTCCACGAAGAGAAGGGTCTTGATCGAGATAATCATGTTCTTTTACAGAAATGCGGTTGGCTGCCATTTTTTTATAGTCGTAGCTGGATAACCTTAAATAGTTTTTTGCCGGTATTTTTTTCTCTATTAAGAATATAAAAATGAGTAACTTCTCTATTGATGGTAAGGAAATCGTTGTTCGCATCATCAAGTATATTCTAGAGGGTGCTATGGTTGCTATTGCAGCTTACATGATCCCTATGAAGAAGCCCTCTCCCGAGGAGATTCTCACAATTGCGCTTGTCGCTGCTTCTACCTTCGCACTGCTTGATATGTACGCACCATCCATCAGCTCTGGTGTTCGTCTAGGTGCAGGTGTGGGCATCGGTGCTCAACTCGTTAACTGGCCGGCGGGTAGCTCGGCAATGGCCCGTGGTATGTAATCTCTAGATATTTGATTTTTAACTTTATTATCCTGATATAATAATAATGTCCGTTGATGAAAAAGATTGTGTCTGGCCTCCTCATGAAAATTTGATAGCCAAGAAAATAGACGACGTGAAACCCGTCAAAGCGGTTAAAGCGAAAAAGGCTGTCAAAGCCAAGAAAGTCCCTGACGTCGAACCCGAAGCTGTGAAAGCCAAGAAAGTCGCTGACGTTGAACCCGAAGCTGTTAAATCCAAGAAAGTCGCTGACGTTGAACCCGACGACTGTGTTTGGCCTCCTCATGAAAATTTGATAGCCAAGAAAATAGACGACGTGGAACCTAAAGCAGTCAAGGCGAAAAAACCCGTCAAAGCCAAGAAAGTCGCTGACGTCGAACCCGAAGTAGACGACGTGGAACCTAAAGCAGTCAAGGCGAAAAAACCCGTCAAAGCCAAGAAAGTCGCTGACGTCGAACCTAAAGTAGACGACGTGGAACCTAAAGCAGTCAAGGCGAAAAAACCCGTCAAAGCCAAGAAAGTCCCTGACGTCGAACCCGAAGTAGACGACGCGGAACCTAAAGCAGTCAAGGCGAAAAAACCCGTCAAAGCCAAGAAAGTCCCTGACGTCGAACCTAAAATAGACGAAGCAAAAGACGAGCAAGCAAAAAACATGAAACCATATATTCTCGAGGCACTTGAAAAGTTGCGCAAAAAAGAAATGGCTGAAAAGCAGCCTTTCAAGGCTAGGGCATACGCAGTGGTATTAGGGCAGATCAAAATGATCGACGGCCCGATTACGTCTTTCGAACAGATCAATGAGTTGAAAGGTGTAGGTACGAAAATCAAAGCTAAACTACAGGAGATTTTCGAAACCGGTAAGCTGGCCCAAGTCCAGGAATACGATTCGAGTGACAAGATGAAGATATTCGAGCAACTCACACAAGTTCACGGTATTGGACCCGCAAAGGCTCGTGACCTCATTGACAACGCGGGGATCAAAAGCATAGAGGAACTCGAAGGGCGGCAAGACCTCCTTAACGATGTACAGAAAAAGGGCATCAAATACTATAAAGACACGATCCTGCGTATTCCAAGGGCGGAAATGGAGAAACACGAGGCGTATATCATGTCTGTCATCAAGAGTTTTGGTAAAGATATCGTAGCATCTCTATCCGGATCGTATAGACGTAAGGAAGCATCGAGTGGCGATGTCGATTGCCTCATCACGAATTGTGACGAAGCCACCTACAAGAAAATCATTCAAGAGTTTGTTTCTAAAAAGTACATATCAGATATACTCGCCCAAGGCAATAAAAAAGTCTTGGCTGTAGGAAAACTGAAGATGCGCCGCCACTTTCGTCGCATCGACTTTATGTTGACGCAGGCTCACGAGTACCCGTTTGCTTTGCTGTACTTTACAGGAAGCGGGACATTCAATGTCGCAATGCGCAACTTTGCCCTCTCCAAGGGTTACTCTCTCAGTGAATACGGGTTGAAAGACACAAACGGGAAATTCGTCGATGGTGATACCTTCCGTACGGAAGAGGATATCTTCAAGTTTCTGGGCCTCAAATATATTTCACCAGAACAGCGCGTCAATATCAAGAACGTCAGCATGCTAAGTCCGTAATAGACGCCGCTAAATACTTCTTATCCACTGCCAATTCAGTTCTTCACATATTTTCTTCCATATCATGTCTTGCATCTGTAGTTTTTCGCGATTCTTCAAGAGCGGCAAGTTAGGCAAGTATTCGTCTCGCCCTAATAATTGCGCAAACTTATGAAGGCAGTACGAGTAGCTCAAAAAGTTTTTACGAATGGCAGGCGCGTATTTGACGAACAATGGTTGGATCATTTTAAACATCACCCGAAGTTTTTCCTCCAGCTCGGGTTCAAAGTGCGGTATCGACATGCCCGTGAGACGATTGATGATATGTGGGATATGTTCATAATATCGGTTTCCTTCTAATTTTTTGAGTATTTCTTTTACTTTTTTCGGTGTTAAATCTGCCATGTTCGTAATTCTCTGTTTCTTTAGCTCGACTAGTATCTTGGCATAAATTTCTTCGGGTATATCGGTCGTTTCTTTCCCTTGAATCTGACTGATCCATTCGTTGAGATGGTTGATACGCTTGTATGAAAAATAACTCACTTCTTTGGGTGGGTCTTTATAACTGGGTCGGTCATGATCGATGATGATATACTCGATATAATCACAATCATTACAGTGTAAAAAGCCCTCGTTTAACATGATGTTTCTGTTGGTCGAACCGCAATTGATACATGTATCACACGTATCTTTCTCGACGTGTTTGACGTAGTTGTCATCCGTGACCATGAGGTATTTATCGAGTAGTGACGCTCGATCGACGAAAACTGATTCATCGCTCGACTTTTCTTCTGTGACGGCTGCGGTACATAGATCTGGTGGTTTCATGAAAAACTTGAGGATGCTGTTATCAGGAACTTCAGAAGAAGGCACATCGTTACTGCCTTTTTCAACGATGTCATAATACTGAAAGAGAATGGGAGCAGTATCGATAAAATAGTCAACTTCATCCCGATCCCTGAGCGCTATGAGTTGTTTCTCGAGGTCTTGCTTCATATCTCTTAAGGTTAGCATCACGGAAACGTCGGATTCGTCTGGTTCAGGTATTTGTATCTTCTTTTTTATAGCCATAATTTTATCGTCAAGTTCGGTGATTTGACTCTCGATAGTTTCCACGGAGTTGCTAATCTTATTGAACTCTTGAAGTTTGGACATATGTTGAATATCAAGTGTTTTTTTAGGGGCAGTCGTTGTCTTTGTGTTTTTTCTGTTTTTCATAGTCTGTCATGATAGATGGACGAATCCTTTATTTATATGCAAAAATCGACGTTTGGTTTGACGTCGAATGATTCCAGGTGTCGAAGACACTTGTCATAAAGCACGTCGAGCTTCTCTTTGTTGGAGACAAAGTACTTGCACTTGCATAGCGGATGACTCACGATTTGATATCCTCGTCGGTCACTCCAATTCACGTATTTTACGTACTTTGGTAATATCTTGCCATCGTGATCGTATCTCACGACATTATCGATGAGGCTCTCTGAGATTTGCTTCTTGGTTTTGTCGGTAAGTTTTATTTTATCGGGATTGGTTTTAGCGTAATGAGATCTTGCTTTTGACATTTTGAGTCTCGTATCTTCAGATAGCACATCTCCGGAGTTGCCACCTGTTCTTACATTTAACCCTTCTTTATTTTGCCCATTGTTATTGTGCGTATTGTGTTGCGCGATGAACATGATTTCATACTCGTCTGCATCTTCATTCTTACAGGTGAGCATTGGTGTTATAGTGAACATCGTAAGATCGTGACTTCTGATCTCTTGGTTGAGCAGTCTGCACCTGTCTTTGCTTGCGGCATCTCTGATATGACACTTCCACCTTGCCATAGTTCCGTACTTGCGACCTTTGGAGTCCACACATTGTGTTTGTCCGATGTATCTTTTGCCGGAAGGACTGATAATCAGATATATTTCCGAAAAACCTCTTTTGGTCATGCTTTTTCGCTGTAAAAAGCATTTTCAAATTTCATGCGTTCCTTAAAAATTATTTTCTTTATATATAGTATAAAGCAATATGGGTGGCGGCCTCATGCAACTAGTTGCTTATGGCGCTCAAGACGTATACCTCACCGGCAACCCTCAAATCACCTCAAGTCTTTAAGCACACTAAAGAAAGGGGTTGAAAAGCAGTCGGGATGCGAGAATGGGAATAATCGCATCATAAACCCGTAAGTGGTTCCCAATATGCCTGACCAGCAACCATTACTGCTAGTGGCTGTAGCAGCTGCGACACTGTCAAATTGCGGGGACCCCCTAAAGTCGACAAATACCAAGGTGTTTTTGAAAAAGAGCACTGGCCCAGAGAAACGAACTGGGGTATGGTAACAAGTTTGTCGAATGAAGATGTATTCCATGACGAAGAATATATCAGAAATGGGCAATCCGCAGCCAAGCTCTAAGTTGATATCAACAATATCAATATGAGTGCTGTTCACAGACTAAATGGCAGTGGGTCTGGGATTATATTCCAGGCTTAAGATATAGTCGAATCCGCTATTGAAAAATAGAGGTATAAATGTTTTCAAGGTCATCTACCGTCGTCACACCAACTTTGCTCTGGAATCCATCGAGCAGACCTTCAACGGTCTTGGTGACTGGTCCAAGAAGGTTACCTGCACCATCAGCCGCAACGGTGATCTGATTCACCGTGCCTACCTACGCGTGGTTCTACCCAACGTGACTGTGCCCTCCGGCACCTCTTTCCGTTGGCTGAACTGGCTAGGCCACATTCTAATCAAGAGCGTCGAGCTCGAAATCGGTGGTCAACGCATTAACGATGTCAGTGCGGAAAAGTATCAGGCCCCTATGCTAACTTGTGCAGCATAGAGGAAAAACCTTTTGGTGGAGCACAAGTCTCTGTGTCAACGGCCACATGAAACATTCGACACGATAAGAGATTCCACAGATACTAGTAGCTTGTCAAAGCTGCAACGCTTTCAAAATGCGGGAAACCCCTAAAGCCTTTGGGTACCAAGCCAGTTATGAGAGTAGCTGGTGGCGGAGAGTAGAACTCCGGTATGGTAAAAATCCCAAGGATGAAGAAGATTTTCGAGATCTTCTGAAATGGGCAATCCGCAGCCAAGCATCCTACCTTCCTGGCGATCATTGAAGGAGGATGAAGGTTCAACGACTAAACGGAAGCGGGTCTGAGGTGATTGATCATCACCTGTGATGGCTCAAGATATAGTCTACTCCTTGGTGAAAATCAAGGTAAGGGTATCCGCGAGGACCCTCTACATGTTAAAATGCCAAACATGTAGTACCCACCGTAAAAATGTGACAAGCATTACGGTGACTGGCTACACATCTGGAACGAGCTGACCCAGACCGCTGGCCACCAAATCGGCTACGCCAACATGGTCGGCAACACCCCCTACCTGACCACCCCCTCCGCCACCACCGGTGTGACCGTGGCCGGCGATACCCTCTACATTCCCCTAGAGTTCTTCTTCAACCGCAACCCCGGCCTCGCCCTGCCGCTCATCGCTTTGCAATATCACGAGGTTAAAATTAACCTTGAGCTAAACGACGTGAAGAACTGCTACTGGTCCGGCACCGTGTCAGGCGGTGTCCCCACCACCGCCATGAACAACGTGACCGTGCGCTCGCTAGAGTCTTGCACCCTATTCGTGGACTATGTCTACCTCGATACCGATGAGCGCCGCCGCTTCGCCCAGGTATCACACGAATACCTGATCGAGCAGCTACAGTTCACCGGTGACGAGAGCACCTCCAACACCAACAATAAATTCAAGCTAAATTTCAATCATCCCACGAAAGAATTGGTATGGGTGGTATCCCGTGACCTCAACGTGAGCGACGCCGCTCCCTGGGGCAAGCAATGGTTCAACTACACCGATTCCTACGACTACACCTACTCATTCGGCTCCACCAACTCTTCCCCGGTGGGTGCCTGGGCCCTGTCCAACACCTCCCTCCTCACCCCGGAGGCAGGCGATGTCAAGGCCGGCGCTATGCCCGGTATCGCAGCTGGTGGTGCCAACAACGTGTTCGTGCCCGTGTCCTTCGAGAACGGCACCAACCCAGTGTCCACTGCCCTGCTACAGCTCAACGGCCACGACAGGTTCAGCGCCCGCGATGGCAAGTACTTCAACCTGGTGCAGCCCTACCAACACCACGAGAACGTGCCCTCCGCTGGTATCAACGTGTACTCCTTCGCCCTGCGCCCCGAGGAGCACCAGCCATCCGGCACTTGCAACTTCTCTCGTATCGATAACGCCACTCTACAGCTGACCCTCACCTCCGACACCGTCACCGGTGGCTCCGCCAAGGTGCGCATCTATGCCGTTTCCTACAACGTGCTGCGTATTATGTCGGGGATGGGCGGACTTGCATATTCAAATTAGTATATTCCATCCATACCTTACACACTCGATATGTCGTATTAGTTGTGTAATTTTTTCTTGAAAGTTACCATTTAACTTCCGCATTTATCTCTATATATCATAAAAGTCTCAAGTCAATCATTGGTTTTTTACCATTCATCGTCGCGATAACGTACCAGTTGTGGACATGACTTAAAAAAAATTGAAATGGTTCTATGAGTATCTGTTCTCATCATAGCAAAATGATCTACACAATCACAGAGCAAACCGACCTGCGCCCCGTTCATGGAAAGATGGAGATGAAGAAAAAGTATTTGATTGAAGACGATAATGGCAATAAGTGTTATGCAATGTATTGGAGCAATCTTGACAAAAACCCTGTAGTGTATGATTGTGATGTTGATGAGATCGTCAGCCGTTTTGGATGGTTTTATAGTGGGTCTGGGTATATGTACAATCACAACAACGGAACGATGTCGATGCACAAGATGCTCGCGGATCATTATAGGATCTCGCGTCCAGGATACAGTATCGATCATATCAACTGTTGCAAGCTCGATAATCGCCGAAAGAATCTCCGGGCCGCCACTCAAGGAGAGCAAAACAGTAACCGGGGCTCGCGCTCCGATAAGCTCGCACCACCCCAAGAACTTGTCGATGCCGGCATCGATGAACTTCCACGCCATGTGCGCTGGGATGGATCTGAAAGCAAATTT